TATTTTTTTTGACGTATTTATTTGATTACTATTAACTGAAATATCTACTATTTCTTCTGATAGGTATACTGGTTCTTTTCCTAACTCATTATACGATGCGTCATTATTATGCTTTTTATTTAAATACAATATCAATCCTGATGTAAAACCAGCAGCACCTCTTTCACCTGGTTCTCCGGTTGGTCCTTTATCACCGGTAGGTCCAGTAGGTCCTGGGTTTCCATTTTCACCTGGATTACCGGTTGCACCCGTTGGTCCTGTGGGTCCTATTTTTCCATCTTCGCCTGGATCACCCGTTGGTCCTTTATCTCCGGTTGGTCCTTTATCTCCGGTTAGTCCTTTATCTCCGGTTAGTCCTTTATCTCCGGTTAGTCCTGGATCACCAGTTGGTCCAGTGGGTCCTATTTTTCCATCTTCGCCTGGATTACCCGTTGGTCCTTTATCTCCGGTTAGTCCTTTATCTCCGGTTAGTCCTGGATTACCTGTTGGTCCGGTGGGTCCTATTTTTCCATCTTCGCCTGGATTACCCGTAGCACCAGTTGGTCCAGTGGGTCCTATTTTTCCATCTTGACCAGGGTCACCAGTTGGTCCTTTATTACCTTCAATAGTTGCGATTGTTTCATTTCCTATTTTAGTTCCAGGAGGCAAAACTATTTCTCCACTAGCACTTGTTGAAATTCTCGCAGCACCAATATGTAAAGTAGATGAAGACATATATAAATCTTTAATTGGATTATTTATATCACCTATACTTATATTTTGACCTTTTGGTATCAAATTGGATGCTAATATGATTTCACTATTTTGACCTCCGGATAGTTCCCCTTTTAAATATAAATTATTTATTTGATTACTTGAAGTGCCTAGATTAATATTTGTATTACTGGCTGGAATAATATCACTGCTTATTGAACTCAAATTTATATCTGTATTATATTTGACAGTATTAGAATAAGTATTTGAACTTTGATTTGGACACTCACAATCTTCATTTTGACAAGTTATAGTTATTCCACAGCATTCATCTATAGGAATACCATTTATACTTGCTACATTTAGATTTGTAACTGTAATATTTTCACTATTGATGGTTTTGGCATTTATATTACTCATTTATATAAAATGAATACATATTTTATATTAACGATTTAAAAACTTTTTTCATTTATATAAAGGTCTTTGACCGGTTTCACAAATAAATGGTTCGGGCATAAATATTTGTCCTTTATCAAATATATGCACTTGTGACAGAGTATTTAGTTCGGGGTAAAATGTAGGTGCTGGATTTACTAAATTTGTTGAATTTATACCAAATAAAAAGGATTCTGTATTTATGGTATTTCCAGACAATTGCTCCCTTGGCAATTTTCCATGATTTAAACCATTCCCAGATAAATTTGTTTGATATGATTCACCATATAACCGAGTATACGTATCCTGCTTTTGATAACTACGTTGTTCTAAATTGTAATTAATTGTCGTGTTTTTATTGCGAGTTGATGCCATTATATTATTATGAAAATATAATAATATAAGGTTAAATTGTAATTTAAAATATTTAAACTATTCAGTAGGAAAGAATTGTATTTGTTTTTGTTTTTGTTTTTATTTATTTTTATTTATTTTTATTTATTACTGCATCATCCAAAAAACAAATTTCATTTTCCAAACTATCCAATGTTTTTTCATCAATAGTATTTGTTTGAATTAATTCACATATACATTTGTGACACCTATCTAGATATTCATATGAATATAAAATAGTGAGTCCAAATTTTTCATCTGTTGACATAAACAAATGTGAAGCGCGCTTTAATATATTTTTAAACCTTTTTATTGATGTTCTTTGATTATTTTTTATGAAATTGTCATATATTTTATCAATTGTATCTATTATATTCTCTTCTTTGTAACTATATAAATGGAAAATTTTAAGCAAGTCCAACCTATATAATTCACTTTCAATATCTATATCAACATCAATATCATTGTTTTTAGTATGCATTATTTTTGTATAAATATTTATTTCATCATTACTTTTATACTTACAAACATATTTTGTATTATAACTTTTTTCTAATGATGTGGAATTGGCACTCATTTAATAATATAAATTGTATTATCGCTTTATATTATTGTTTTAAATACTTATTTTTATTTTTGGGTTAGACATTTTTTTTAATTAGATTGATTAAAGTATTCAGTATCACGTGTTAATTCACGAGATGGAACACCTCCACGTATCCATCCATCATCCGCAATACCTTCAATCATACGAGAAGGATTATTTACTTGTTTTTGGACGGATTTTAACAATGGTGTTTGTTGATAACTTAAATAACTGGTTTCACCAAAATTGGTTTGTGTCTTTCTATTAGAAAAACTATCTCCTTGTAAAATTTGAAATTCAATATCCGGATTTACTGTTCCTCGTCCTAAATAAGGAATAGTAGCAAATGGTCGATGAAATAAATCAATTCTGTGTTTAGGATTATCTTGAATAGAACCAATTGTAAGTAATGAATTTACGTCCACATTACATCCACCCGCACCTAAACTATGACCTCCTTTATATAAAATACCGGGTTGCATAGTTGCAAAACTTATTGGAGTTTTCATAGAACAATCATTTGCGAAAAAATTTTGTAACCTATAGTTGCAATTATTTGTGTTTTGGATAGATTGTTGATCTAAATAACAAGTATCAGTATTAATTCGTGTCATATTATCAAACTTATATGATGAAAACATTTTTATACTATATATATACAATATTATAAAATAAATAAATTAACATATATAATATTTTGCTTATTGTTTATTAACCTTTTTATATTTTTATTTTTTTCTTGTAAATTTGTCTAAATGGCAAATATTTTTATATTTTATATTTTATATTTTATATTCTCAATTTAAAACAAGGTATACCTTGAGCTATTTTTTGTTCTCATTAAAGCACCATTTACATTTGATTCTTTCGATGAAGGCATATTTCCATACAAAAATTCAGCATATGAACCTTGGTCATTAACTACACGTGTATTTGCGGTTGAATAAAATGTATGATTCGCACGGTCGTTTTGAAATTCATCCCATAAATTTTCTTGCTTGTCTTTAATATGAGGATTATTTTCTAATACCAATTGCTCTATATTATGCTTAATATCTTGTCCTACTTCCTTTATATATGATGGCGGAGCTGGTTTCTTTTCAGGATTATCATTTATATCTGTCAATAAAACATTTCCAAATGGATTTTGCTTTGTTCCTTTTTCAAAATCCGATTTTAATGCAACCTTTTTTGTTTCTGGATGAATATAAGCATTGTTCATAAATGTTTCTACATTATTTTTTGTTTTATTTGTGTTTTCTTCTTTTGTTTTTGATAAAAATAAAATCACTAATAATGCTATTAATGCCACAACAACAATATAATAAGAATTGGTTACAATTAATCCAATAATTGCCAAAATTATTATCATTCTAGTTATTGCATTTACTTTTTGCGTATGTGATAAATTTTCAAAAGGCCATAATTCTAAAATATAATCTTTATGAAATAATATTGTCGGTTCATTTACCCAAAGTGGCATACTCATTATATAATTTATATATATAAAACTATTCCTATTTTACATTCTTTTTCTTTCCTTTTGTTTTTTTTTGTTTATTTGTATTAACAACTGGTGTATTATTGTCAAACATTTTCACCAATTCTTCATCACTTGTTTTGTTTTGTAAGTATATTTGCTCTTGTTGTTGTTGTAGTGCAATTTGAACTAAACTATTCATTTGTTTCGTCTTCTCATTTGCTTCTGCTTTGGCTCTAATTCGCTCTTTTGTTTTTGCCAACTTCAGTTTTCTCTTCAATTGTTGCTCTGTTGCTTTTGTATCCATTTTTCCGCCTCCAAACATATCCATCCCCATTTTACTAAATAAAGACTGCATGTTTCCCATTCCAGGCATATTCTTCATTTGTTGCATCATCTCTGTTGCTTCACTTAATAATTCACTCTCCTTTATATCTCCTGATTTTATTTTGCTTTCTAGTTTGTTTGTTACTTTGTTTACGATTCCCATCAGTTTAGATGGGTTCTTTATCATATTTGAAAATAAATCATTTACATTTTGGGTGTTCTCCGGATCAATAGTAATGTTTAAATCTCCCGCAATTTCTTCTGCTATCTCCGTTGCTAAACTACCTAATTTGCCTTTCAATAAACTACTAATATGTTCATGCATTTCTTCGGGATTTGGAACACCAAATGTTTCCCCACTCACATCTTTTTTGTCTTCAAACATGTTCTTGATTCCTTCAAATGTTTCGTCTAACTTGTCTTTAAATTCGTCATCATTTATTACCTCAAATAACTTCAATGTTTCGCCAAATTGACCTTCATCGTCTACTTTTCCTATTACCGAAAATAAAATCAATTGCAAATATTTCCATATTGTTTCCTTTGTCTTATCACTTATTTCACAATTCCATAAATTTTTAAAATATATATTTGGTAAAAATTCGGTGTCTTCTGTTGAATCCTCTTTAAATATTAAAGTATTTTGATATAAAATGTCAAAAAATCTTGGAGCGTATTTTACTTTACAAAAATTAAATGTTTTGTCATAAATTTCATCGCTTATTGTCGCAGTGTTGTTTTGTAATCTTACTTCCCCATAGAAATATTTGTTTATTATCATCGCATACTCTGGAAACGTCATTTTGATATCATTTATAAAATCATTTATTACATTTTTGAATTCTTCCGGGCAACCAGTTTCTGACATATATTATAAGTATTTGATATTTTTTATATTCATTTTTACTTAAATTGTTTTATTTAAGATTCTTTTCAATGGGTATTTCTTGTACCACTTTCCTTATAATCTTCTTATTTAATTCTTCATAATTGTCTTTTCCTCCCCAAAAATTTTGATGGATTATTTCACCATATTCTTTATGCTCTTTGGAATTGTAATTTGTCATACATTGTGGGTATTCTTTTTGATACACATCCTGTAAGGCACGTGTATTTGCTCTTTGTACTTCTCTGATTAACCCATTCGTTTTTGTTTTTTTTGTATCTTCCTTTTCCCAGTTGTTGTCTGTTCTCACATAAATATTTTCTCGTTTAATATCAGTGCAATGCATTGGTCGCATCTCTATTGCCATTTTATTTAGTTTATTAATTATTATAGATGATATTCCTTCTACATATCCTTTATTGCCTAGATATCTTAAATCTTTCACATCAATCACTATTGACTCAACAAAATCCTCTATATTCATTGCGTTTTTACACGTTTCATTTAGAAAAAATTGTAAATTAAATGTATTATTTGTATTATTTGTTAAATTATTTATTATATTGTGCGACCCTTGTATGGAATTGGCATTTGCATTGAAATTCTTTAAGTCTTCTATATGATTTTCATATATATATTTTTGACCTTCATATATACTTTTTTGGTCTTCATATACATTTTTTTGGTCTTCATACATCTTAAACATAAGTTCTTGAATTTTTTCATCCTTTCCTTTTATTTCATCAACTAACATTTTTATTGTTTCTTTGTCATTTTCTGTGTCATTATCATGTTCTTGTTCTTGATTCATTTTAGATTTATGCTTTTGTGTTTCTAAATGTTTTTGAAAGTGTCCAAATGAAGATGTTGAATAGTAACATAATTCACATTTATGTTCCTTGGATTCATATACCTTTTTTTTGTGTTTATTTGTCAAATTATGGTTCCTATAGTTTTCTTTTAATTTTGTCCTAAAATTGCACAACTCACACAAATAATCTTTTCTCATTCCTTTTTTTAATATAAACATAACTAGTATTATATTTATATAATTATTTAATTAAATATTGTTTTTTTATCATTTTATTTTTATGGTAACAAAACAATATTTTTTATGAAAAGTATATTACTCATAATCAAGCAATAAATTATTTTTAA